CCCAAGTGTACCCACCATAGACATAGCTTCTATTCGCCACATTCTTTTGTCTAGAGTACAGAGCTTGTCATTGACCATTTGATATCGGACAGCACATTCTTTTTCATGTGCTTCTAGTTCCATTTGTACTTGGAGTTCAGGTTTCATTTGCATCTGTTGCACTAGCTGTTTTTTCATTGTTGGTATCCTTCAAATTTCTATCTCCATTTAGGGCCTTCAAACCATGCCACTAAAGACCTTCTAACTCCTTCTGTTACTGGTGTAACTCTGTGTCGCAAATAACTAGGAAAAACTAATACAGTACCTTTTTCTCTTAATGTATTTATATCAGGGTTTAAAACTTCACCAAATTCAAAATTGCCACCTTCATATTCATCAGGATTTGACAATTGAATTGTTACAGATAGTTTCCTATTTAAACCATCGTTTCTTTCCCAAAAAATATCGTGATGCCAATCATAATGACCACTCTCATTACCGTGATATTCTGTGTATTGTATATTTGCTTTCTTAAAAATATTGAAATGAAATGCTTCTTGGTTAGAAGCATCTACATAATCATATAATAAATTAAAAGCTTTAATATTATGATTTAACCAAGAAATACGACTTTTTCTTATATCATCTGGGTTGTCAGTAAAAATACGTGCCTTTTCTGTTTCCCCTACTGATGCAATAATATCATCAATAATATCATCAGGAATTGCTTTTGGGTACATTTGCCAATTTATACATGGCGTATCAACATATTCAATCATAGTAAAACTGTTTCTTCTTTATATTCTGAACCATAAATTTCTTCTTGTTCATCGTATCTTTTATTTATATTCCCTGCGACCATAATACGTTTATCTTCAGATAAATTTGGTGGCACACTATGATTTAAAAATGATGGAAATATTATTAGTTCATCTTCATGGGGAACAAATCTAATATTTGTATCTGTAAAAATTAAAGGACTTGAATCGTCTGGAACTTTAATATAGTAACACCAAGAATATAATGATGGGTTATGACAGTGGGGTACAGTGCTTTGATTTTTTGTATAAACAGCACCCCAGCAATTAGCAGTATATAGTTCATGGTTATTACTAAAGTCTTGTACAATTTTAAGTACAATTTCAGATAATTTTCTTATGTCTTGATTACTTTTGTAGACATGATAATTTGTCATTGTTGCTTTAACATTTGTCTTATGCCCCATTTCATCTTGAAATGTATCAAGAAAAGTATATATATTTTGTCTTAAAGTATTATCTAATCCCAATTTTGATTCATATATTGGTAAAGACATTCTAATGTTAATAAGTTTTGTAGCCATGATATTTATGATGGTTCTGTAGGAAAAGTAACATTATAAGGAAAGCCTTCCTGCTGTGGCACATTAAGCAAGTCTGTTCTATACTCTGCCCAAGCATTTTGCTGTTCAGTAGTAAGTTCTGCCCAGCGTAAAGGATTATTAACTATTACGTCAACCTTGTTTTCAAGAAGCCAGTTTCGTTCATCCCTTACTTCATTTGATTTTCGTTCATCTTTTTCAGCTTGCGTAAGAGTAGTAAAATTTGTTCCTATCAAAGCCAAAAGAGCAGTATTATCTACTGTATTATCTGGGTCGTCTGGATGTAAAGTATATGGTATCCAACCATATTCTGGATGGTTAATCTCTAAATCAAATACTGTATTATCATCATTTTGGGATACAGCATTTCTTATTTCTGTTATACTTATACTCATGTTATTTCCTTATTAAGATACTCTACAAAATATATTGCTTTCACTAGAATTACATTGATTACCCATATTTCTCCACGTACCACTCGGTAACGGCGGACTAAATTGAGCCTGATTTGATACTTTTGAATACCTCAGCTGACTAGCGGAGATTGTGCCACCCACACCCACGTTTGTACCTCCTCCATATGAATTACGGATCATTGCATAACTGCCAACGGCGTTTAGAGTTGAACTAGGAGTACCTGCAGGACCAGTAGGACCAGTAGGACCAGTAGGACCAGTAGAACCTGTTGGACCAGTAGGACCTGCCGCACCATCCGCACCATCTGGACCTGTAGCACCTGCAGGACCAGTAGGACCAGTAGGACCAGTAGGACCAGTAGCACCTGCAGGACCAGTAGGACCTGTAGGACCTGTAGGACCTGCTAAAGCTACGTTAGACACAGTTCCCTTTTCCCAACGTGATTGAGATACATCATAAACTGGTATTAGATCAGAACTCACAAAAGAAGTATCTGTTGTAAAACCTGTAAGTGATGAACCAACATTCGTGCTATCAGTTACATCTGCACTTGCTTCAATACCGTTTAACTTAGAGTGGTCAGCATCTGTAAAGACATTGCTGTCTGAAGCACTTTCAACAAGTGTTCTAATTTCTGCGGCTGTTTGGTCTGCTGTTGCACCACTTTCTATGCCATCTAGTTTTGCGCCATCTGCAGAAACGTCACGCCCATCTACATTACCTGAAGTAATTAAGTTTCCTACAGTTACATTTCCTGCACTAAAGTTACCACTACCATCACGAGCAACAATCGCATTTGCTGTATTAGCACTTGTAGCATTTGATGTTACTGTAAATGTAGCACCTTCTGCACTAGCTGAACCTGATAAACCTACACCACTAACTGCACCTGCAGCTACATAGTTACCTGATGTTTTAGTTCCAAGTGTTACAGCATCGTTAGCTATCTTGGCTGTAGTAACATTTGAGTCTGCTATTTTTGCTGTAGTAACATTGGCATCTAATATCTTTGCAGTTGTAACAGCATTACTTGCTATACCACCTGCAGCAATCTGTGGTCCTTCACCTGTAGTACCGTCATGTGAGTGTCCTGTTGTACCGTCAAATGCAGTCTGAAGTTTATCAAACTCTCCATCAAGATCGGATGCGTTAATTACGTTACCGTCTGCAATGTTATTTGCTGTATCATTACGGGTGTATCCGTTTCCCATTTTTTATCTCCTAGCGTTAGTAGAATACTGCAATGTAGCAGCATCTATTGTAAAAACAGCGTCTGTATTAGCTCCTGTTGTTTCGTATAATATTGACACTGTAAATCCTGAACCTATTGTTTGTACTTCGTATATAGCTTTTTGCTTTACTCCAAACAAAGATGTTCCATAAATACCTGAACCGTATGTTATTGACGCCGCAGCATCACTCGATAATATCGAATCAGGTTGAATACTATCGGGTTGGTCAAAATCAAACTTGAGAGAATACTCAAGATCAAAATCACCATTTACATCTAAATATGTCACACCCTTGTATATTGTTTTTCGTACAGTCGGATCGCCCAATGGGATAAACGGGGTAGCAAACGTAGCAGGTATGTCTGTACCTGCAAACGAGTTACCTTGTTCCATTTGATATATGAATCCATCTGCGTTACCGAAGTAAATTCTTTCTGCGAAACCGTCATACTCACTGTAAGTTACAAAAGCATTTATACCACGTGTATCGTTGAATGCTATGCCAGTTTCTAGTTGAGTTGCACCAATCCCTTTTGCTGCATCGTTGGTGTATGTTGAGTTGTATCCAAATATTCTGTACTGACTTTTTTCTCGAATAACCGTGCTTGAGAAACCATTTGGACTACTACTTATTAAATCAAGTATCTCAACTTGTATTGTTTTTGATACAGCCGCAAGACTAAAGTCACCAAATCTATCTGTAGCAGAGAAGAGTCTTAGACCGTCAGGACCTAAGAATATAATATCGCCACCTATCTCTTGTACTGTATCCTCGCCTACACAGCCTAAATCACGAGATACTGGCTTTAGTTGAAAGTCTCCTACACTGCTTCCTGCAATTACATTAATACTATTTTCACTAAATACAATAAGTTGATCTCGGAAAACAATCATTCCTGTTATTGTATCAGCTACGTTTATTATACCACCGCCACTTGCACTTGTAAAGTCTGTATCTGCATAAGGAGCAGAAAAAACTACATTTTTACCGTTGCCAAGAAAGATGTGGTTCTTAAAGTTAACTATAAAGCTAGAACCTGATGTGTCAGTCGGTAAAGAAGACAGTTGTTCAAACGTAGTACCATCAAATCTGTAAGGCTTGCCTGTGCTATCTACAAGCATGAGTTTTTCTGTACCATCAAAGTCGTACTTGAGAAATCGTACCTTGCCTGATCCGCCTATTGTGACACCTGCACTACTGTACGTAGCATTGTCACTTATCTGTGTCCATCCTGAACCACTAGACCTAAATAGGTCATCACCTCTTACAGCGTAAACATTCCCACCGTAACGATGTATACCCCTAACAACACCTGTGTTACTTACGGCGTTTGTATCAAACTTTTCAAATCCTTCTATCCGTGTGTATCCACCAAATATTGATGGCTCAAAATTACGGAGTATTCTTGCTGATCCGGGAGCTTGAAATCCCTGCTGATAAGGAGATAGGTTGGTTATCAAACCACCTTTAAACTCAAACGAATGTGTTTGCCACCTATCAGGCATTAAACTGCCCTTGCATATACGTTTTCATTAACAAGTAAAGTTCTCATTTGCTTAAGACCATCTTCAAACTTACGGAGAGATAATGTAGCTGATTCAAGATTGTCTCTGAACATGTACGAGTGATACATTGCACCATCCACAACTACATGCTTAAATCTGAATGGTATTGTGGGAACGTCGTCGTACGTATCTAAGTCGGCAGGAATCATAAAAAATTCATACTCAATTGTGTAGGCTTTATCTGGCATAGGTGCAACGATAAGATCGCCATCTTGGGATCGAACGATGTATTCAGGAATTGTACCCTTTGTGGTATCTGTCTCACCTTCTTGATCTATGTATCTGTCTACATATTCATCGTAGCTCATCTGCTTAAGTCTTCGTGCTTCGTTGAGATCTAGTGAAGCATTACGTAAAATACGGACAGTATCAAAGTCTGTGTACTTTGCATTCTCTGGTAAAGGATATCTTAACTCACCTGCAGTAAGAGTTATATCATCTGTGTTGTGATTGAAGGGCCAACTGAAATGCTTCTGGTTTATGTCACGAATAGCAGCATTGATTGCGTCTTTGACTTGAGAGTAAAACCCATTGGCTGTAGCAAAGTTAGCAGACGTAAGTTCTGTCTCATTAAGTCTGCGACATACTTCATTTGTAAGGGAGAGATAATTGTAAGCCATCAGTTTTTCTCCACGACTCTTATGCGAACTTCTTGTTCACGAATAGTTGCATCACTGGCAGTTACTTGACACACAATCTTATACGTCGTAAATGCAGTACCACTTCCTAAGTATATTGTGGCAACTGTATCTGTGTTAGTACGACTAACAAGCTGTAAACCATTTACAATCTGACTGTTTGACCAAGTCTGCAACACACCATCTGCATCATATATTTTCCAAATAACTGATGAGATTGTATCAGTGT